AATTGTTGCGTGCGCTGGCATGTAGTCTACGCTGGCATGGTAGCCCAGGTGACATATTAAGCGCGCTGGCATGGTAGCCGCCTGTACATTTTAACCCGCTTGCATCCAAGCGCGCTACATGACAGCGTAGACTACATGCCAGCGTAGACTACATGCCAGCGCGCTACATAGCAGGCCGCCTGCACATATCACCCGTTGAACGTGTCCAGCGTGCGCACACTTGGCACCCATTAGCCCGCGCTATATGCCAGCCTGCTAAACACGCTGCCCCGTGCGCCACCCGTTGCGCCACCCGTTCAACGTATGAAATAAAATCGCCGAACGCTGGCGCGTTCGGACCAGTGGACCAGCTAACGCCGCTCGTCCACACCAAGAGCAGACACGCTGGCGCGTGACTGCATAGCATGTGCTCGCTTCGCTCGCTGTAAGGACTGCTCCGCAGTATTTAAGGAGAGCCTGCTTCGCAGCCGGTGCCGGGGGGTTAAAAACCGGGGAGGGGGGCCGGTATACAGGGTTCCCCCCTTACAATTCTGTCAGAAATTATGGATGTCCACCCCGCTTGACTTATTACTCGCGCTGCGAGTAATCTTGCCAGATGCAGGCTCCAACGGAATCGATCGACCTCCCCGCCCTCGCGTTTGACGTAGCCCTGCGGTATGACCCGCCGGAGGTTATTGCCTTTAAGTACAATCTATCCGAGGGTGTGCTGGGCACCTTGTGCCGCACTCCGGCCTTTAAGGATGCGGTACGCGTGGCCGAGCGTGAGATCACAGAGACCGGAAAGGAATTTAAGCTCAAGGCCCGCAAGCTGTCCTCGCTGGTTCTCGACGAGCTGGCCGCGATCGCGCTCGACGACAAAGCCTCCCATGCAGACCGCATTAAAGCGATCAGCGAGCTGACCCGACTTGCAGGCTACCAAACGCCGGAGCAGGCCTCGGGGAGTTCATTCAACGTACAGATCAACTTAGGAAGCACCCCATGATTTATGGCAACACCCCGCCGTTTGTGCCCCAGCCACCGAGCAAGCCAAAACTGCCTAAGCCGCGGGAAAGGCGCGACGGAAAGCCTTTTTAGCAAATGGCCGAAGAAATAGACTACACCCCACCGCCGACGGTTCAGCGGTTCATAAACTCCCGCGCCGTGGTACGCGGCCTACAAGGCCCGTTGGGCTGCCTCGCGGGCGACACCCTCGTCCTCACCGAGCGAGGGCCGCAGCCCATCGCTCTTCTACGGCAGCCAACGCGTGTTCTAAGTTGGGACGCGAGCGCCAGTCAATTCCGGCTTGTTCTAGCCAGTGCAGCGTTCCCCAAAGGTAGTGACAATCTGTACCGAGTGACAACGCGGCGAGGAGAATTTGACGCAGCCGGACATCACCAGCTTCTTTGCGCTGACGGTAAGTATCGACGAGTGGAGAGGTTAGCGGCTGCGCTCCACGGTGCCGCACATTGTTCAGCCCTCGCAGATTGTCTTTACCAGCCTCGCTTACTCGGTGCGGCTTACCCGTTGTCGTGGCTGCAAGGTGCTCGGCGTTGGAAGCAAAGAGCCTTAAATTCCCAGGGGAGTTGTGCAGCGTTAGCCCGTCAATATGGTCTACTACCTCGCTTGCTTTCAGTGGGCGGCCCAGAATATCTGACATCAGTTGGCGGTGCTCAAGCACACGACGGCCCCCACGCTGGATATACACATAACCATCACGGGCAACTGAGCGGCCACCAACGTACGCAGGATTACGCTCCCCCGAGGGCGGCGCCTGTGCGGGGTGGGGGAGACCAAAGCGCTTACGCACCTTACGGGCAACTGAGCGGCCACCAACGTACGCAGGATTACGCTCCCCCGAGGGCGGCGACTGTGCGGGGCGGGGGAGACCAAGGCGCTTACGCACCTTTCCAACGTAGCGGCGGGACAAGCCCAGTTCTTCGGCTATTTCACGCGAGCATACTGACTCGTCGGATAGCTCAATTATGGCACGGGTGTTGGTGTTCATACAGATACTCCATTGGCGAGAGGGCCATTATATCCGTAGTCCGGCAGCCTTGTAAAGAGGGCTACTGGGACATGCAGGTTCCCGACACCAACAACTATGTGACTGTGGATGGGGCGATACACCATAACTCTGGCAAGTCCGTCGGTGCGGTAATGGGCCTTGTCCACCTTGCTTCAAAGCAACCCAAAGACCCCAAGGATGGGGTACGCCGGAGCCGCTTCGCGGTAATCCGCAACACGGCGAGGATGCTATCGGACACCACGCAAAAAACGGTGTTCGACTGGCTGCCGCCAGGACACGCAGGCCAGTGGCAAGCGACGAAGGCGATTTATACGCTGCGCTTCGGGGACGTGGAGAGCGAGTGGATGTTCCGTCCGTTGGAGCACCCCAACGACGTGCGGAACTTGCTCTCCTTAGAAATAACCGGCGCGTGGATCAACGAGTACCGGGAGATACTTCCAGAAGTGCTGACCAACCTGCTCGGGCGTGTCGGGCGGTATCCGCGCAACGCGGTAGACCCGAGCATTTTGATGGACACAAACCCGCCACCGTTGGGTTCCTACTGGCACTCGCTGTTTGAGAACCCCAGCGAGGAGCAGAAGGAACAGTTTGCAGCATACGAGGAGGAGTCGGGGCGTCCGTTGTTCGAGCTGTTCAAGCAGCCGGGGGGACGCGGTGCCGACGCAGAGAATATAGAGAACCTGCCCAAGAACTACTACACCACGCTGATCGCAGCCAATGCCGACCGGGGCGAGAACTGGGTAAAAGTTCACGTCGATGGCGAGTACGGGCAAGACCCGGCGAACGCACCGGTGTATCCAGAATACAGCCATACGTTGCACGCCTCAACGCGTCCGTTGCTCGCCAACAAGCGGCAGCCGCTATGCCTTGGGATGGACTTTGGCCGGAGTCCCGCCGCGGTGATAGGGCAACAGTTCCCCAGCGGTCAGTGGGTAATCCTTGACGAGTTCGTGTCGGAGAACACAGGGCTAGAGAATTACCTTAAACGCTTCTTGCCGTGGATGGCCCAGAGGTTCCCAGAGGCCGCGCATCGCTCGTTGGCAAGCTGGCAGTTATGGGGAGACCCGTCGGGGCAGTACGGGAAGGAGACCGACGAGAAAACATGCTTTAAGATATTACGCGCCGCGGGGCTGACACCACGGGCGAGCTTCCAAGAACCCACACTACGCACGGGCAGCGTGCGCAGATGCCTGTCGAGACTACTCGACGGCGGGGAGCCAGGGCTTACCATTGCCCCAACGTGCAAGATGCTGATACGAGGGTTCGCAGGTGAGTATGCGTACAAACGGACATCGGAGGGGGAGATGCAGCCGCAGGCGAGGAAGAACGCAGCTAGTCACCCGCACGACGCCTTACAATACCTCCTAGCCGCATACGAGGGGCCGGCACTCAAAGGGGCCAACGCGCGCAAACCCAAGCAGATGGCAGGCGGCTTTTTCAAGCCCATCGTCGTGCAGGACAAGTGGAAGCCGTGGTGAGAAAACTCCGCCTTGGCCTAAGTAACTGGCTCGCCCGGATGATGCCGTTGGCCGCTATGTTGCTACGGCCAGAGCCACCAACGGGGCACATACCGGTCTACTTTAAGTGCCGGGGCTACGCAACGGACCCCGATCATCACGTTTATGTTGCATGGCGAGATGACACATCAAAGCTGCCCAACAAGTTCAATACCACCTGCCTGTTGGTAATGGACAACGTGTGGATATGGGTGAACCTAGAGGGTAGGGCCAGTTTGGTGATACCAATGGAACCCAAGCCCGGCGGGCCGCTGGCGTGGATAAACGAGCACCTGGCCCCGACGCACGTCGCCTATGTCCCCTGCCAGTACGTGCCGACCCGTTGGACGCCCGTGATAGGGCCGGTGACTTGCACAACGCTTGCAAAAAAGGTAATAGGGTTGCAAGATTCAGGCTTACACACCGCAAGCGAGCTGCTTGCAAGACTGTGGAGAGACAGATAATGGCAACAGTAACACTTAGCGGCATCGCCGCAGTAGTGGGGGCAGTAGGCGCAGTGGCGGGGTCGGGGCTTGCATACAAGCAGGGCGCGGATGCCAACAGCGCCGCCGTGAAGCAGAAGGCCGCGCAGGAGGCCGCAAAGAAAAAGGCTGTCCAGCAACGAGAAGGGGCCACGCGCGCTGCGTTGGGAGCCGACAACAACAGCCTTTTTGACATCCTTGGCTCCGCCCAGAGTAACAAATAATGGCGCGGGAGACACTGCCCGCGCGCGTTGAGGCACTATTCAATGAGCGCAAGATATGGGAAGCCCTGTGGGATACCGTGTACCGCTACGTTGCGCCTGAACGGGCGACAATCTTCCGAGATAACTTGTCCCCGCAAGAGATACAAACGGAGGTGTTCGACAGCACGGCTATCGACGCCGCGGAGCGCCTGACCAACCTGCTTATCAGCGGGTTGATACCGCCGTGGCAGAACTGGTTCCGCCTGCAAGCGGGCTTGGGCATCACTGAGCGGGCGGACCGCGAGAAGTTGCGGCCTATCTTCGAGGATGCCCAGCTCAAAATGGCAGACTTGCTGCGCAAAGGCCGGTTCTACGAGGAGATGCAGCCTGTATTGATCGACCGCATTGTGGGCGGGACTGGCTGCCTTGAGGTAACGCCTGTCAACGGGCATCTTGAGTTCAAAGCGGTGTCCCTTTCCGAGATTGCCATAGCCGAGGACGCCTACGGGCGGGTAAGTATGGTGGCCCGACGTACAACGTGGACCACCAAGAGCCTGCTTGACGAGTATGGCGACAAGCTATCCTCCACCTGGAAAGCCCAGTACAAAGACAACCCCCTCGCGCGGCATCCGGTGATCTATGTCACGGAGCGCCAAGCTGACGGCCAATGGCAGTGGGCGCAGATGCTTAACGAAGCAGACCCCGGCAAGGGTGGCCCGAGCATCGAGCTGGAACGCAGCGTTGACCCGTTGCCCCGCCTGCTCGTTACCCGTTGGTCCAAGATGCCTGGAAGCCCCTACGGGCGTGGCCCCGCGTTACGCGTGCTGGCCGACGTGCGCATGTTGAACAAGGTCAAAGAGCTGTCCATCAAGAACGCTGCGCTGGCAGTGTCCGGCGTCTACACCGTGGTAAACGACGGGGTAATTAACCCCTACACGTTGACCATTGAGCCGGGCGCGCGCATCCCGGTAATGAGCAATAACCCCAACGACCGCAGCATCGAAGCACTGCCAACGTCCACCGACTTCAACGTGGGCATGTTGGTGATGGACGACCTGCGCAACAGTATTAAGCAGGCCTTTATGGCTGACCAGTTCCAACCGCTCGGACGTACGCCGGCCAGCGCGACCGAGATCGCAGAACGCACGCGGGTTATTGCCTCCGACATGGGTGCCACGTTGGCGCGTCTGCAAGACGAGGTACTAACGCCGGTGCTGCAATGGACGCTGTGGTGGTTGCGCCAGAGCGGGGAAGTCTCCGCGGAGTTGAAGGCCGACGGCCAAGCCGGCCAAGTGCAGTACGTCAGCCGGTTATCACAGGCGCAGTGGGCCGAGGAAAAGAGCAATCTGCTTAACCTCGCATCCATTGCGGCACAGTTCGGCCAGTTCGACCCCCGAGCGGGCCTGACAATCAACACTGAGGCGGCAATACGCCGTGTGGCGGAACTCGACAACATCCCAACCAGCCTGCTACGCAGCACCGAGGAGGTACAGGAGTTGATCGACGAGGCCAACGCCAAACAGCCCGAAGGGCCACCGCAGGAGGGCGGCAATCCGCAAGCGCCGCAACCACAATGAGCTGGGAAGATTTAGAGGGCACTGCCCCGCAGGGCGACCCCGCAGCACAAGAACGTGCCGAGGACGACCAGCGCGTGATCGACAGCGCCGCTGTTCGGGCTTTGGCCGTAGACAACCAGCGCCCGTTGCTACGCTATTTGCAGAAGATCGCCATGAGCCGGAGCTACCGCCCCGGACGTGACGCAGCCGACACCGCGTGGAGCGAAGGCTACCGCGCGTTGGCCGTAGAATTACTTACAAGAGCAGGAGTTACCCATGAGTGAACCAGTCGTAGCAGACCCGCCAGCCCCAACGGAGACCCCGCCGGTGGAGACCCCGCCAGTGGAGCCAGATACTTGGTTTGGAGACCCGCCCATGGTAGAAGAACCCGCGGCACCAGTAATCCCCGATGATGGGCGCACCTTGCCCGACTGGCTGCCCGGCCAGTACCAAGACCCAGCCAACCGCGCAGAGCTGATGCAAGTGCTCGGTATCTCAACGGAGGAAGCCAACGGGGACGTGCGCCCCGAGTGGTTGCCGGAGCAGTTCAAAAAGCCCGAGGACTTGGCCGAGAGCTACAAGAACTTGCGCAGCAAGATGGATGGCAAGGACGGCCCGCCAGAAGCCTACGAGCTGGAACTGCCCGAGGGCGTAGATGGCCTGCCCGAGGGCGACGCTGCCACGTTCAAGGAGATGGGGTTATCCAACGACAACGCACAGAAATTGATGGACTACTTCCACAAGGAGGTGGTGCCGCAGATGGCCGAGCAACAGCATGAGGCCCAGCGTCAGCAGCTCGCGAGCGCGTGGGAAATGACGGGCGAAGATGGCAAGCCCCAAGTAGAGGCACTGACAACGCGCTTGGCGGAAGTCAAAACGTGGGCGGATAAGAACGTGCCACCGTCCGTTGTGACGGAGATGGCAAAAACCGCCGACGGGATGCGTTCGTTGTACAGCCTGATGCAGTCCAAGACCAAAAGCCCGCAGTCGAGTGGCCCTGTCCAGCCTACTACCAAGGATGAATTGCAACAGCAGGTCAACGACCCACGCTATTGGGAAGACGAGGCCTTTCGCAATCAGGTCAACAAAAAATACCAGCAGGTGTTCGACCGTTAGTTGACAACGGGTAACGTCCGTTGGTACGTTACCCGTTACGGGCCTTGCCTTGGTGGCAATGACAACCCAATTTGCTAGAACCAAATTTAGAGGATTGTCACCATGAGTTCATCCGTAGAAACAAGTTTCATCCAGCTTTACGAAGCTGAAGTCAAGGCTGCGTACCAGCGCGAAGGCGCTATGCTACGCAAAACCGTTCGTGAACGTACCCAAGTGGGTGCCGAGCGTATTTACTTCCCCAAACTCGGTAAGGGTGTTGCCACTACCAAGGCACGCCACGCTGATGTAGTCCCCATGAACCTCGAACACAACCGTGTGTTTGCTGAAATGGAAGACTCTTACGCCCCCGAGTACATTGACGACCTCGACCAAGCCAAAATTAACTGGTCGCTGCGCACCGATTACGCACGGGCTTCAGCTTGGGCGCTTGGCCGCGAGACTGACCAGCGTATTATAACGGCCCTGGATGCCACCACGAACTCGGTGGACGCCAGTTCCATTAACGGCACGCCCTCCAGCGCGAACCAGCTAGTCCTGCAATCGGTCACGACAATCAGTGAGATGTTGAACGATGCTGACGTCCCCGCCGATATGCTGCGTTATGCCGTGGTCAACCCCGCGACCTTGAGCGAGCTGCTCCAGATAACGGGCGCGACGAGTTCCGACTTCGCCATGCAAAAACTCCTGACGACTGGCCGCGAACCGGCTTTTTGGATGGGCTTTAACTGGATGGTTCATACCGGCATTCCCGCCGGTACCAAGGGCTTCTTCTACCACATGCCGTCCGTTGGGCACGGTGTCGTAAAAGACATCACTACGTCCGTGGACTGGATTGCCGAGAAAGTGTCTTGGCTGGTAAACAGTTGGATGTCCGACGGTGCCATCATCATTGATGAAACCGGCGTTATCGAACTGGCTGACGCCTAAACCCACCCCGATCAGGAGCAAATGACATGGCTTTAGCGAAACAAGAGTTGGCCCTTTTGGGCTATTCCGGCGCAGGCACCGCGGGTTTCCGCGAGTATGTCTATGCCAACACGGGCACCGACACGGTTACTACCAGCGGGTTCTTCAACGGCCTTTCAGGCCAGATCGAAACCGGGGACCAGATCACGGTGCAAAACACTGGGCAGATTCTTCGCGCCACGAAGAACCCCAGTACCAACGCCGTCACTACCACGTCTATCGCAGCCGCCGCGTAAGGCAGTCGCGTGAAATGATACAACCCCGGCGGCTACGGTCGCCGGGGCTTTACTGAAGGACGTACTATGAGCGACGTTTTGAGCATCGTGAACCAAGCCCTAGTACGCATCGGCGCAGAACCCATTGCGTCGTTCAACGACCAAGATGCACAAGCCCTCGCAGTGAGCGAGCTGTACACCACAGTTAGCCGCCGGATGCTGGCCTCCCACCCTTGGTACTTCGCCCTGAAAGGCGCGCTACTTGGCCGGGTGAGCCTCCCAACGGGCGAGCACAAACTGTTCAATAAATTCGAGTATCTTTACCAGCTCCCGACGGACAACGTGCGGGTGCTCGGCTTAGAGAGCTACGACCGTTTTCGCCTGGCCGGACAGCGGTTGTATACGAACGACAAGACCCCTGCCCTTGTCTACGTTGCAGACGTGTCGCCCTCCGGCTGGGCACCTTATTTTGAGGACTTAGTGGTCCATGAACTTGCCGCAGCCCTCGCCATAGCGGTAACGGACACCACAAGCCGCGCTGACTTGTACCAAGCGTACACCCGCGAGCACATGCGCATGGCGAGGGCCATCAACGGACAGCAGACGCCCGTTGAGATTTATGAGTTGATGCAGATTTACTTGCGGCAGAGCTACAACCCGTTGGCCTCCGCGTGACCCGCTTTTTCGATGTAACAGACTTTAGCCGTGGCGAGCTTGACCCGGCGTTGCACTCCCGGCAAGACTCGGACTTCTACAAGTCCTCCGCGAAGCGGCTCTATAACTTTTACCCTGACCGGGTAGGCGGCGTGTACAAGCGCCCCCCGTTGCGCCCCGTGCTACGGGGAGACACCCTTATGGCCCCGCCAGAAGCACTCTCCGCCGGCGGGATTTTTGGAGTGGAGAAGCTCTCAGTTACTTCGGGACGCCCCGAGTTTGGGGCGTCCTCCCCAGGCCCCCATTACCTCACTAGTACTAGGGGGCCAGAAAACACCATAAACAGTTTCCCCAGCCCCAGCACATTCCCCGCCGGGCTGGCCTTCGATGGTACTAACCTGATAAGTGTGGACTCCGACACCAACCTTATTTATGTCCACGACGGGGTGAGCGACACAATCTTGTCTTCGTTTGCTGCCCCGGCCACAGCCCCTAGCGGGCTGACGTTTGATGGCACTAACCTAATCAGTGGTGACGTTATCGCCGACCGCATTTATGTCCACGACGGGGTGAGCGACACAATCTTGTATTCGTTCGCTGCCTCGGACGCTGGTGGACTGACATTTGACGGCACTAACCTGATTGGTACGAAATCCGGCTTTGTTGACCGCATCTATGTCCACAACGGGGTGAGCGCCACGATCTTGTATTCGTTTGATGCCCCGGACCTCACCCCCTCTGGGCTGGCCTTCGATGGTACTAACCTAATCAGCGTGGGCTTCTATGATGACCGCATTTATGTCCACGACGGGGTGAGCGACACAATCTTGTTTTCAGTCCAAGGCCCCAACGACGGACGGGTAGATGGGCTGACGTTCGATGGTACTAATTTGATCGCTTCCGGGCGCGATACTGACACCATTTTCGTTCTGGAGGCCTTCGATACCCAGACGCGGGGGTATACCACCGTCGATTACCACGCCGAAGTAGTAGTGCTAGAGGAGCGGTATTTTTTGGTGGTGTTTGAGCGGGTTGTGGCCTCCACGCAGTTGCCAGACGAATTTTTAGTGGCTGTTTTCCCCCTTGACCGGGACACCCGCGAGGTAAAAGTGGATGGAGGGGGGCAGCATAGTGCTTTATTCGAGGGCAAGTTAAACTATCTCAACACGACAAGATGGGGGGGCGAAGATAGCTTTATCTACGGGGACGTGGCTGACCCCTTTGCCTCCGTTGGCCCGCTGTCAGACATAATCCAACTCGCTTCAGCAGGCCCCGCCGCCTTCATTGCGACCGGGATATTGCCCGTCGCGCGGCTGTTTGTACGGACGGATGGCACAGTAGGGCTAGAGCAAGTGCTGTTTTTCGAAGAGCTGGCGGGCAAGGTCACTTATGAAGGTGTTGTAAACCCCGACCCCGACCTAATAGGGACGGATACGGTATTCGAGGAACAGCTAAGGGAGGTTGGCACCACAGACCCCGGCCCGACTTACCGGGCGATTGTGCGCGTTGGAGGCTCGTTCTTTAGAGTGATCGAAGTTCTCAGTGATACGGAAGCTACCCTGGGCCGTCTTTCCGGCCCTTCTTTGCAAGCCCCCTCAGGCGCAGGGTTTGACCCCGTTACCGCAACTGCTGTTCGGGCTGCCGTCATCGTTGGCCCGCGTGCTTTTGGGGCGGGGGAGTACCCGGCCCATGTCTCGTTCTACCAGAACCGTTTGGTGCTTGCCACCACTCCCAGCAAGCCAACTGGCATCTGGCTTTCCAAGTCCAGTGACCCGTTTGTGATCTTGCCCGCCAACGTGGACGACGACTCCCCTATTGCAGAGGAGGTTTTCCTGCCAAACGTGACCAAGTTTGTATGGCTGGTCTCCAAAGATAGGCTGTTCTTGGGCAGCTATGGGGCCGAGCTTTCCGTTGGCACTGGGGAAGCTGTTATGACCCCAAAGAGCTTCTCCGCGTCCATTATTGGCAGTACAGGCTCTTCGCCAACGGGCGTAGTTCCAGTAGGCGGGGCGTCTTTTGTACACGTTGAGACAACGGGCCACAGGCTGTTCCTCGTGCAGTTTGATTTCCAGAGCCAGGCGTTTTCTTCGCAGGACATCACGTTGTTGGCGACGCACTTGTTCAAGCAGCGCGTGCACCAGATAGTGTACCGGCCAGCGACAGACCAAGACTCCACGGCGCGGATATACGCCCTGCTTGTGGACGGCACGGTTCGTGCATGTGCGTTCTCCCCCGGCCAGAATGTGTTGGCGTGGTCGCAAGTGGAGTTTTCTGGGGGCGTTGGCATGAAGGTGGTCAGTCTGACCTCTAGCCCCGACACGGTGTATTTTCTGTTTTATGACCCCGTAGGAGGTCGGTACATTCTGGCCTTCGAGGCAGACCATACTGGCCTTTCCGACATTATGGATATGCCTTTCCAAGC